CGTCTATATGTCCTACGACGCGCTCGTGCAGCGCGCTCGTAACGATATCTTCAAGCTGGCTGTCGATAGCGGCGTCGATGATCTTGTTTTCATCGATTGCGACGTCGACTGGAATCCGATGGATTTCTTTAAGCTGCTTGAGCATGACGTTCCGATTGTTTCGGCGCCAATCGTCAAGAAGTCTGACATGGAATATTCGTATAGCGTCAAGCTGCTTGGCGACTACGAAGTCGGCGACAATGGTCTTGTCGAAGTCGATGGCAATGCGACTGGCATGATGCGCATTCGCTCTGATGCTCTTCACCGTATTTGGGATGCGTCGGAAGAATATCAGGAACGCCACAAGCCTGAGCCTTCTCGCATGGTGTTCGAAGTCAAGGTCGTCGACGGCGAACTTTGGTCGGAAGACATCACCTTCTGCCAAAAATGGTCTGACCTTGGCGGCAAGATCTACATCGATCCGACGATAAACTGCGGCCATTCCGGCGAAAAACGCTGGCTGGGCAACTTTGAGTCTTTCATTGGAAAAGTGGAAGAGCTTAAAGAAGAGCGGTCTTATCAATAACTATGAAAGTCATCGTGACATTGACGACGGTTCCCGACCGTCTCAATACGTCGCTTCCTGCCGCTATTAGATCTATTAGCGCGTCAGGATACGATGATTATGAGATACATCTCAATCTCCCCCGCGTCCACAAGATGACGGGGGAGAAATACTTTGTGCCGGAATGGGCGCAGAAGTATCCAAAACTTCGCATATTTTCTGACTTGGCGGATCTTGGGCCTAAGACAAAATTTATCCCGACGGTTCTGCGAATAGACGATCCTGACGCCGTAATTATTACGGCGGATGATGACATCCTGTATCACAAAGATATGATTCAATATCATGTCGATAGCCAACGAGATGCACACAATGTCGCTTTTGGGTTTTCTGGGACAAAGGCCGGAAGATTAATACTAGCGCCAAAGCAAGATATGGACGTCGATATACTGGATAATTACAAAACGGCTTCCTATAGAAGAAGCATGTTCGGAGATGATTTTTTCTCCAAATACGCTTCAAGGTCTTGGAACGACGATATCGTCATTTCTGCATATCTGCATGATAAGGGTATAAGAAAAACGGTTTTATCTTATAAGAACGAGACATTCTTCCATCCGCGCGTTAAATCGTTCCCAATCGTAAATCTCGTAGATAACCCAATGACGGGCTGCGATTTATTCCGCGGACATGCGAATAAAAGCAGTAGTCCAGAATTGCAAGTAATGTATGAAAGGGCAATCTCAGAAGGGGGAGATCATGCCGTATAGCTCAGAAAATGGAAAAGCATATATCCGAAACATTGTCGGGCGCATTAAGCATGACCGCATGCTGGATATCGGCTGCGGATCAGGCACATATGCCAAGATGTTCCCAGAGGCGCACTGGACGGGAGTTGAGGTCTGGGAACCCTACGTCGAAGAGTTTAAGCTCAATGAGCTTTATCAGAAGCTGATAATCTCTGACGTCACTGAGCTAAAGTTGAAAGAGCTTGGGCATTTTGATGTCGCCATACTTGGCGACGTGCTTGAGCACATGGAAAAAGATTTAGCCAAATTTGTTCTTAATTTCGTCAAGCATATCGCCGACACAGTCATCGTCAGCATTCCAATCGGCCACTATCCGCAGGATTCCTATAACGGAAATCCATACGAGAGGCATATCACCGACAATTGGACTGATGAAGACGTCCGAAAGACATTTGGCGAGCCGACTGTCGGATATATCGATGGCGAGATAGGCGTCTACTGCTGGTCAAACCAAAAGGTTCGGCCGAAGATCTGCGTCTACACAATCAGCAAGAACGAAGAAAAGTTTGTCGCGCGCTGGGCGGCTTCAGCCAAGGACGCCGACGTTCTTGTTATTGCCGACACCGGCAGTGAGGACAGGACGGTTGAGATTGCCAAGGAATGCGGTATTCAGACGCATGAAATCTGCATCACGCCTTGGCGGTTTGATCATGCCAGAAATGCTTCTATCGCGCTTATCCCGAAAGATGTGGATATTTGTATCTGCATGGACGTCGATGAGGTTCTGGAACCCGGCTGGCGAGATGAGATCGAAAAGGTCTGGACTCCGGGCACTACACGTTTGCGCTATATGTTCGATTGGGGGATGGGCGTAAGGTTTGGCTATGAAAAGATCCATGCCCGGCATGGCTATTTCTGGCACCATCCCTGCCACGAATATCCGGTCTATGATAAGCGAATCACTGAAGTTTACGCTTTCACAAATGCGCTTCTTGTCAGCCATCACCCTGATCCGACAAAGAGCCGTGGACAGTATCTCGACCTTCTGGCGCTGTCGGTCAAAGAAGACCCTGTGTGCCCGCGCAACGCCTTTTACTATGCCCGCGAGTTATCCTTTTATGCGCGCTGGGACGAGTCTATTGCGGAGTGCAAGCGCTATCTGGCCCTCCCCGGCGCGACATGGATCAATGAGCGGTCATACGCCATGCGCACTTTGGCTAAATGCTATGAAGGTAAGGGCGACTGGAACGAAGCGGAGGCTTGGTGGCTGAGGTCTGCCGCCGAAGCGCCGAATACCCGCGAGCCGTGGTGCGGTCTCTCAAATCTCTATTATATGCAGCGCCGGTGGCAGGAGTGCTATGGGGCAGCCATGCGCGCTTTGGCTATCAAAGACAGAGAATTTGTATATACTGTAGACCCGGCGGTTTGGGGCTCGCACCCGCATGATCTGGCTGCTATTGCGGCTTGGAATTTGGGTATGAAGGATATCGCCACAGAGCAGGGGGCCTTGGCCGTCCAGCTTGACCCTGACAACGAACGCCTGAAAGAGAACTTATTGTGGTTCCGGGGCGAGAAGACGGTGGAATAAAATGGATCACCAGACGATCTACAATATCCTCATTGGCCTTATTAGCGCGATGCTTGGCTGGTGGCTAAACAACGTCTGGATGTCGATCAACGAACTTCGCAGAATAGACAAAGAACTGGCCGACAAGGTCGCGTCTATCGAAGTGCTTGTGGCTGGCGAATACGTCACTAGAGACGAATTTAACAATGTCATGAGCCAAGTATTTAACAAGTTGGACAGGATCATGGACGCCGTTAGCAAGAAGGCTGACCGATGAAAGAGAATTATGATAAGTGCCTCGCTCTCGTCCTGAGATACGAAGGCGGCTATATCAATCACCCGAACGATCCGGGCGGCCCCACGAATAAAGGCGTCACGCAGGACGTCTACGACGCATGGCGCAAGGCGCATAATCAGCCGACGCAGAGCGTCAAAAATATCTCAATGGATGAGGTTGGCGGCATTTATCGTCAGCTATATTGGGACAAAATCCGCGGCGATGATCTCCCATCCGGCTTGGATTTCGCTGTTTTTGACTTCGCCGTAAATAGCGGCGTCAGCAGGGCTGCGAAGTATCTTCAGGCGATTGTTGGCGTCCCGCAGGACGGCCAGATTGGCCCGCAGACAATTCAGGCTTGCCAGACTTATTTGGCGATGACTTTGACCAATAAGCGCCTTGGCTTCATGAAAAGCTTGGCGATTTGGTCGACTTTCGGCAAAGGCTGGCAAAGCCGCATCGATGACGTCAAAAAGCAAATTGTTGCTTTCGTAAAATAGGATAGATCATGAAAAATCTTCTCGTAAACTGGAAAACGACTGTCTCCGGCCTTATCCCTTTGGTGGCGTATGCCCTAAATTACGCCGGCCTTTGGCCGTCTGTGATCCCGCTGCCGCCGTTTGATCAGGTTTGGCCGTTTGTCCTCGCCATCGTCGGCATTGGCGGCACGGCCAAGGACAGCAACGTCACTGGCGGGACGACTCACCAGTGATAGCCTATGTTATCGCCGGAATTATTGGCGCAGTCCTATATTCTCTGGGCGCGTTGGCGCTCAAGATGATCAAGGAAGGCGGCGCGGCGGAAGAAAAGGCAAAAGAGGCGGGTAAAGCCGCCTCTATTTCTAAGGATCAGGCGGAAATAATCGCCCAGCCGAAGACGACCGATGAGACGATCGCTGATCTCGACAATAATCGCTTTTAGCGTTTCGGCATGCCAATCGACGAGCGGAGGGGGCTGTCCTCCGCTTATCAATTACAGCGCTGCGCAGCAAAAACAGGCCGCTAATGAACTTCGCAAAATGCATAGCGAGGCTCAGGTCGCCAAGATGATCACAGACTACGGGAAGCTTAGGGCGGCCTGTCGGGTCGGAAGGTAGTAACCGCCCCGAAAAGTGTGGTAATATACCGCTGAAATACGGGGTTTTCGATGACTACGGGCCTAAGCTACGACGGATCTATTTCTGGGACGACCAGCTATATCACCCAGATTGCCACGATGGCCGTTGTCGAGCCGACCAACAGTGATTTTCTGAACATTCTTCCGCAGATGATCACCTATGCCGAAAATCGGATCTATCGTGATCTCGACTTCGTCTTTACGTCTGTGTCGAACTCAAGCTTTTCTGTCTCTTCAGGAACGAGAACGATCAGCGTGCCCCCCGGAACTAACTTCGCGGCAAGCGCCCCTTACGGCGGTGGCGTTCTTGTCGTCCCTGAGCAGATCAATTTGCTTACGCCGGCCGGATCCACAGACCCGGATAACGCCATTCGCGTCCCTTTGATGCCCGTCACGAAGGAATTTTTGGACGCAGTATTTGGCGCATCTTCCAGCGTAAGCCAGCCGAAGTATTTTGCCGTCTTCGACGACTATACCTTCCTTGTCGGCCCATATTCTGACGCGACTTATACGGTCGAGATCGTCGGCACGTTCCGTCCGGTGAGCATGTCGTCGAGCAATAAGACGACGTTTATCAGCCTGTATCTGCCGGATCTATTTATCATGGCGAGCATGGTCTATATCGCCGCCTATCAGCGCAACTTCTCCAGCGCGATGGGCAATGACCCGCAAATGCCAGTCACATACGAAACTCAGTATCAGACGCTTCTGCGCGGCGCTATGTCCGAAGAAAACCGCAAGAAGTTCGAAGCTGCAGGCTGGACATCTCAGTCTGCTTCCGCCACATCGACGCCGTCGAGAGGGTGATAAATGCCGCATTCGACGCTTAAACTCCTTCCCGGCGTTGATGAGAACAGGACGATTGCCCTCAACGAAGCGGCGATTTCTTATTCTCAGCTTGTGCGTTTTGTCCCTGACAAACAGGGGCTGGGTCTCGTTCAGAAGCTTGGCGGCTGGACGCGATACTTCTCTTCCAATGTTGGATCTATTGTCCGCGCCCTCTGGGCTTGGCAGGACACAAATAACGTCGACTATCTCGCGCTTGGCGCGCAGTCGCGTTCTTCGTCGATAACGTCTGCGACGAGATCTGGGTCTACGGTCACAATCGTTTACAGCGGCTCGAACAGTTACGCCGTCGGCGATACAATTGTTACGACCGGCCTGAGCAATAGCGCGCTTAATGGCACATTTACTGTTACTACATCTTCTCCGGGGCAAATAACCTTTACGACCTCCAGTTCGGGCGTCATCGGAAATAGCGCCCCCGGAACGATCTACGCCGGCGATGGTCTTTCGGTCATTGAAGGCGCTTCTCGCGCGATCATCACGCCGCGGTCGCAGCTTTTCAATGTTGGCGTTCTTGCAGATACGCAGCTGGGTAGCCCGTTTGTTACCCTGACGGCTGTGGCGTCGAATGTTGATAGCTATGACACCGTATATATTGAGACCCCGATTAGCGTCGGCGGTCTTGTCCTATTCGGGCTGTATGAGTGTATCTTCGTCGATGGCACCGATAACTTTCAGGTAATCGCCAGAGATGTTAGCGGTAATGACCTACTTGCCACATCTACAGTGACGAATGGCGGCGCCGTTCCTTATTATTCAGTCACGATCAATCAGTCTGTTGTTACGGTCACGCTTAACGACCACGGCTACGTCATTGGCGATACCTATACCGCTGTCGTATCGACGTCTCTTGGCGGTGTGACAATCTATGGCAATTACACCGTAACGGATCTTGTCTCGAATAATCAGTTCAAGATCAACGCGGCCAACGAAGCGACTTCAACTACTGCTGCTTTTATGAACAGCGGTAATGCCAGATATCTTTTCTACAAGCTGCCCGGCAACCTTCCGGCCGCTATTGGTTACGCCATCAATCCATATGGCGATGGCGGCTACGGCACAGGCGTTGTTCCTTCGACCTTGAACGAAGGCAATCCAATTCAATGCACAGATTGGACGTTAGACAATTGGGGGCAGGTTCTTGTTTCCTGTCCTGTCGGAGGCCCGATATTTACTTGGGATCCGACGACGGGCGCCGTTCAGTCGGGCATTATCTCTAATGGCCCTGAAGTCAACGATGGCATGTTTGTCGCCATGCCGCAGCGTCAGATCATCGCATGGGGCTCGACTTTCAACGGCATTCAGGATCAGCTTCTGATTCGCTGGTGCGACGTCAATGATTACGATCAATGGACGGCATCGATCACTAATCAGGCCGGCTCTTATCGCCTTCCAAAAGGCTCCCGCATTGTCGGTTGTATTCAGGGGCCGCAGCAGGGTTTGGTTTGGACAGATCTTGGCATTTGGGCCATGCAATATGTTGGCCCTCCTTATGTCTATCAGTTCAACGAAATCGGCAATGGTTGCGGATTAATATCCAGAAAAGCCGCAACTTCAATGAATGGCGTCGTTTATTGGATGGGCCAGAGCCAATTTTACCGCCTTTCTGGATCCGGCGTTGAAATGATTACATGCCCAATATGGGACGTTATCTTTCAGGAATTAGACGAATCTAATCTCGACAATATTCGAATTGCAGCGAACTCGCGATTTGGTGAAATTGCGTGGTATTTCCCTACCCTAAGCGGCAACGGCGAGCCGACAATGTATGTGAAATACAATGTTGCGCTTAACCAGTGGGACTTTGGCACCTTAACGCGCACGGCTTGGATAAATCAGTCAGTTCTTGGGCCGCCAATTGGCGCCGGCCCGATGATCCCGGCAGACGTAGAGAATTTCATCTATCAGCATGAGACGTCGACAGATGCCGACGGGCAAGCAATGGTTTCCAGCTTCCAAACTGGCTATTTCTCTATGGATGACGGCGAATATAAAGTATTCGTCGATCAGGTATGGCCTGACATGAAGTGGGGCTATTTCGGCGGCACGCAAGACGCCGATTTGCAGCTTACATTCTATGTCGCCGATTATCCGACTGATACGCCAATCGCGTATGGGCCGTTCAATATCAATTATCAGACGCAATATGTCACGCCGCGATTCCGTGGTAGGCTGATGTCGATAAAGATGCAAAGCAGCGACATCGGGTCGTTCTGGCGTATTGGCGCCACACGATATCGCATTCAAAGAGACGGTAAATTCTGATGGCGACGCTTGACGACATCCTCACAACACAAAAGAACGGCGTCGTCGCAATCAATGCGTTGACCGATAGCGTTAATATATTTCGCAAGCGCATCACGGGCCAATATCGTTCTCTGACGGTTTCTTCGCGAACGGAAATAGCGCGTGGGCCGGGCATATTGATTGCCTATACTGTGACTGTCGCCGGCGCCGCAGGCTGGATCTACGATTCTATTCTGCCGATCACGACGCTTTTGCAGGGCGGTGTTCCCGCTCCGGGAAGCGTGACAGTGAATTATCGGCCAGATTATTCTTTCGCTGTTGGCGACACAGTGATTGTTGCAAACACAATCTGCGATAACGGCGCATCTCCTTTGGGCTATAATGGCACATATGTAGTGACAGCTGCGACGGCCAATACCGTGACTTTTGCCAGCGCTCAGACCGGCAACCAGACGCAAGCCGGAACAGTGTTTAATCAGAAAGCCGCTAATCGAATGACAGCAACGGCTGCTTCTGTTGCGACCGTTCCGATAGGCGCCCCTTTCACGACTGGCCTTGTCGTCGAGCCGGGCGCCGGCCAATCGCTCAACGTCATCTACTCTTTGGATTAAGAACATGCCGCTCAAAATGGGAAAATCACAGAAAACGATCTCATCGAATATTTCTGAGATGATCCATGCCGGCCATCCGCAGGATCAGGCAGTAGCCGCGGCTCTATCAACAGCGCGGCGTTCGCGCGCAGAAGGCGGAGATCTTCCTGACGCGCCTGAGAAGGACAAAGTTCACGTTGGCCCAATCCATAGCAATGTGTCTGGCAGGACTGATCATTTACCTATCCACGTTCCTTCTGGCTGCTATGTTATTCCGGCTGATATTGTTTCCTCTCTTGGAGAGGGCAACACGATGGCTGGCTTCCGGGCGCTAAACAAAGTCTTTGGCCGGCAGGTCTATGGCGGCGGGGAAGCGACTGAAATCGTCGCGGCTGGCGGCGAATATATTGTCACGCCGGAATCTCTGCAGGATATATTTGGGGATATGGATCTCGCGCATAACGAGATGGACAAGTTTGTGAAGCTGGCGAGAGCGCAGCTGATCAATACACTGAAAGCGTTACCGGGGCCACGCAAGGATTAGGAAGGGACTTGCGATGAGTGAAGAGGTAAAAGTTAGGATAGGGACAAAAGATGATATCCACGCCGTAATGGAACTTGCCGTTCTGGCATGCCGCGAAAACGGGATATCTGTCCCCAACACAGAAAAGCTTTTGGCCGACGTTTGGGCTGGATTGACGCAGGACTTTGGCGTCATGGGCCTGATCGGCGAGCCGGGTCAGCAACTAGAAGGCTTGGTTTTGCTCAGAATCGGAACCTTGTGGTATAGTGATGATCCAATAATAGAAGAAAAATGCGTCTTTGTTCACCCGGAATTTCGCAGCGCCAAGGGAGGAAGGGCTCGTAAGCTTTGCGAATTTGGAAAAAAAGTTTCGGATGAACTTGGAATACCTCTTGTCATCGGCGTTGTCTCTAACACCCGAACGAGAAGTAAGGTAAAGATGTATGAGCGGCTCTTTGGTCAACCGGCCGGGGCATATTTCCTCTACGGCGGCAAGACCGGCGAGTGGCATCAAGAGGCGGCAGAATAATGATCTGCACACCGACTGCGATTTGGAGCCTGTAAATGGGTAGCAAAACTTCAACCGCTCCTATTAATCCCTTCATGCCGCAGTCGGTGCAATCGACCCAGATTCCGCCGGAAGTTCGCGCCGCTTATCAAAAGGCGATAGGTCGCGCAGAGCAGGTCTCGCAGACGCCCTTCCAGCGCTATTCAGAAAGCCCGGAAGCTTTTGTCGCGCCCCTCACGGGAACGCAGCGGCTTGCTACCCAGAACATCATGCAGCAACAGCAGGCGGCGCAGCCTTTCTATGGCGCCGCAGCGGGCCTGACGGGACTGGCCGGCACGACGTCGGCGCCTGAGATCGTCGGCAAATATATTTCGCCTTACACCAGTTCGGTCGCTCTCCCTACGATGGCTCTTCTGGGCCAGCAGCAGGGCCAGCAGCGCGCCCAGCAGCAGGCGGAAGCCATCAAGGGCGGCGCCTTCGGCGGTGAGCGCGCCGGTCTTCAACGCCAGCTTCTTCGCGGCCAGCAGGATCTCGCTACCGGCAAGACGATGGGCGACATCATGCAGGCCGGCTATGCGCCGGCGATGCAGGCGGCCCAGACGGATCTCGCGCGCCAGCTTCAGGCCGGCGGCCAATTCGGCACGTTAGGCGCTGGCGCCCAGCAGGCTGGCCTGCAGGCGGCGCAGGCGCTTATGGGCGCCGGCACTGTCGAGCAGCAGACGCAGCAAGCTGGACTTCAGGCGCTCTATAACCAGTTCCTGCAAGAGCGCGCATATCCGTTCCAGACGTCGCAGTTCTATACTGGCGCCGTCACTGGCGCCGGGCCACTGTTTGGATCGACCCAATACAATTGGCAGCAGCCGCAATATCAGCCCTTCTTCTCCGATCCGCGTCTCAAGCAGGGTCTGGGGCAGGCATACGCGCGCGGCGGCGAGCCTGAGCGGGTAGGCCAGCTGGATAGCGGCGAGGGCGTCTACAGCTACCGCCTTACGGATCCTCGCACGGGCCAGACCGGCCCTGCGCAGATTGGCCTTATGTCTGACGAAGTGCGGCCGGATGCGGTCGCACGCGACCCGCAGACCGGCTATGACGTCGTCGACTATGACCGCGCGACTGAAAACGCCCGCATGGGCGGCGCAGTCATCGACATGGAGCCGGGCAAGGATTATTGGCGCGGCGGCTATTCTGCCGGCGGCTATGCCGATGGCGGCCTGACAAGCGGCGAAATGTCCGCCTTGGCCGAAGCGCACAGGAAGATGTATGGCGGCCTTGGCGGCGCTATGCCGGGCCTCTATGGGCAGGAAGCCGGCGCTATGCCGGGAGGCGGCACAAAGGGCTACGTCCCGTCGACCGCTATCCAGCCGGGTCGCCTTCTTGCACCCTCTTCTCCTCCCCCGATGCAGCGGCCGCCTGAACAGACTGGCCTTGGCGAACTTATGTCGACCGGAGAAAAGCTGGTCGGATATGGCGAGAAGATTGGCAAAGCAAAAGACTTCCTTGGCGGCACGAAAGACAAGGCAGGCGCGCTGTCGAGCATTAAGAGCCTTCTTGGCTACGCCGATGGCGGCGCTCCTGATTACTTCCCCAGCGAAGTTCTCGAATCGCAGAAACCCGGCGAACTTGAAAAGCCGAAGGAAGACCGCAGTCAATCTTCGGGCCAGCAGCAGAGCGGCCTTGGGCAGGCTATCGGCATGGGCAAGGATCTTGTGTCGATTGGAAGCGGCATCGCCAGCATGCTTGGCATGTTCTCCGACCGTCGCCTGAAGCAGGGTCTGGGCTACGCCGATGGCGGAGTTAAGCCGGAAGAAGAGAGCGACGCCGACAAGACTTGGCGCCGCATGATCCATCGCGAATCCGGCGGTCATCAATTTGATAAAAGCGGTGAGACGCTAACATCGCCGAAGGGCGCCGCAGGCATTGCGCAGGTTATGCCCGGCACGGCTCCCGAAGCCGCCAAGCTTGCTGGCGTTGAATATGACCCGGTGAAATATCGTCGCGATCCTGATTACAACGAAGCGCTTGGCAAAGCCTATTACAATAAGCAGCTTTCCGACTTTGGCAGAACCGATCTCGCCGCAGCTGCGTATAATGCCGGCCCCGGCGCTGTCCGTCGTGCGCTTGCGCGTTCCGAAGCGACCGGCCGCGACTATCTGAACTACCTGCCGCAAGAGACGCAGAAATATGTTGCTGGCGTCATGGGCGGCGGCGACTTCGACCTGTCCAAGCTTCCGGCCGGCGCGCGGTCTTTCCGCGCTTCGTCTGAAGGCGTCGGCCCGGCGCGCGAAGTTCTAAGCCGCTCGTCTGTTGCGCCCAAAGACCGCAGCTTTACGGAAGAGATCTCCGAGCGTCCTGAGCGTCTGGTTATCCCGGCGCTGATGGGCCTTGGCGCTATGGCGTCATCCCCCAGCCGCTTCCTTGGCTCCGCTATCCTGCAAGGCGTTGGCGCTGGCGCCAAGGGCTATCTGGATATGGGCACGACGCTGGAAGAACAGGAGAAGCTGCGCGCCGAACAGGAACTGCTGCGCTCGCAGGGTATGCTTACCCGCGAAGAAGCGGAGAAGGTGCCGGCAGAGACGTTCCGCGTCCTGCAGGAAGCCCGCGATCTTGGCTTCAAGAACTTTGGCAGCGCCGAAAATCCGAACTGGTTCGTCCAGCTGTCGGATGGCAGCATGAAGCCGCTTTACGAATGGATGGAGAGCGGCGAGCCGCTCGCCGGCGGCAGCGCGGCCGCGGAACTTGCGCGCCAGATTCACCGCGGCTTGTCGACCACGGGCTCCGCTGTTACTCCCGCAGCGCGTCAAGCCCCCGGCCCGGCAGGGACGCCTGTAGGAGGCGGCCCCGCAGCCCCTGCAGGCGCTCCCGGCGCCGCAGACGTTCCGAAATTGCCGCCTGTAAAGACGACCGCAGTTCCTCCTGCGCCGGCTCCGGCGCCGAAGGCTGCGGCTATCCCCGGCGTTAATTTCGACGAAGGCTCCGCGAAGGCTGCTGCGGCAGAAACGCGCAATCTTCAGAGAAGCGCCGACCAGCCCGTCATCCGCACGGCGTCTCGCGAATATATCGAAGGCGCCAATCGTGACGCCATGTCCGCCAATCAGCAGAAGATCTTCTACAATGAGATGGCGGATATCGTAGCAAAGGCTTCAAGCGGCAAACTGCTCGCGGCTCCCGGCCCCGGTTATGAATTTACGTCTGACGTGATTGGCGCTCTAAATCGCGCTGTTCGCGCTATCCCCGGTCTCGACGCTGGCGAGAACTTCTTTGGCAACGCCAAAGAATATAATGACGTCATGACCAAATTGACCACGCTGCAGGCGCAGGCCGCAGCGAAGGGCGCCGATCAGAAAGCCGTCGGCGCGCTTATCGCCAACATGGAAGCGCTCCCCAATCTGTCTAAAGAGCCGGGGGCAGCCGCTCAAGTGGCGGCCTCAAACATGATTACCAATCAGAAGGCGATTGACCGCAAACGTCATGCTGATGAATGGGGCAAAATCAGCCGCGGTATTTATTCTGGCGCAATGTCAGACTTTGAGGGCAAAAACGACTCTGCGAAATATGCCGAAGAGCAGAATGCGATTAAGAGCATGCTGCTTGATAGAGGCGACAAAGAAAAGCGCGTTGCGCCCGGATCCGTCGTCTTTGAGATGATGAAACAGCGCAAGGTTAGCCCTGAACAGATCGACGAATACTTTGAGCAAAGGTATAATATCCCGAAAGAGCGGCACATGAGCCGTTACTTCTTGGGAGCCCGATAATGGCTAATCCTCTTCTCGACTATTCATTCGAAGAGACGGCAGAGGAAAAGCCCGCGCGCCGTGAGCCTGCAAGGCGAGAGCCTGAGCGAGCTCCGGCGGCGTCGAGCAATCCGCTTTTCGATTACAAGTTTGAAGAATCGGGATATCCGAAAGACCAATACAAGACGATGGGCTATGGCGAAGTAGCCGGCCGTGCGCTCAAGGCTTTCCCGGAGAGCGCAGTCACGACTGCAAAGTCGATGATTGAGCCGTTTTATCCTGAGAATATCCCCCAGACGGCCGTCAATCTTGGGCAGCTTGGGTATGGCGCAGCGTCTAAAGCGCTTGGCGCTTTGGGCTATGAAGAAGAGCCAGCCAAGAAGGCAAGCGACGAAGCCGTCATCAATGCCGTGATCTCGCACTACAAAGACAAATACGGCTCGACCGAAGGCTTCAAAAAGGCTTTTGCTGAAGACCCTGTTGGCGTGCTTGCCGACATCGGCGGCGTGGCGACTGGCGCCGGCCGCTTGCCGGGCATGGCCGGAGCAGCTGGCCGCGCTGTTCAGTCTGCGACACTTGCGCCTTTCACCGCCCCGCTCAAAGCGGCGAAGACTGTCGCTGGCGTTGTGCCGGCGACGATTATGGGCGGCCTTCATACCGCTTCCGGTCTTTCTTCAGAGACCCTGCAGGCGGCTCGTCAATCCGGCCATACGCTCAATCCGGCTTTCTGGGAATCGGCTTCTGGCGCCGTAACGCCTGAGCAGGTCGTCAAGAACGTCCGCAATACGATCAACGACGTCGTCAAGGAAAGAAGCGAAAACTATCTTTCCGGCATGGCCGACATCAACGCCAGAAACGATATTCTGCCGTTCAATGCGGTAGAGAACGCGCTTCTTGACGCGCGCCGTCGTGCCTATTCTGGCCCGGAAGGCATTGAAGTCGACCCGAACGCTGCTGCAGCGATTTTGGAAGCGACTCAGAAGGTCAATGAGTTTAAGCGCGCTGCAGCCGAAAATCCCTACTATCAGACGATGGAAGGATTTGATGATCTGAAGAAGGCGCTTGATCGGATCGGCGACAAATACGTCGATCCGGCGTCAAAAGACATCATTTCGAACGCGAGAAATGCGGCCAAGCAGACTATTGCGTCGAAAGATCCGCGTTACGCAGACATCATGGACGAATACGCGAACGCCAGCAAAGACATTCGCGAATTTGAAAAAGAACTGATTGCGCGCAGTCAGGGACAGACGACAGGTCGCGATCTTCGTGCTTTGCTTCGCGCTCAGAAAAATCCATACAAGAAAGAACTTCTTGATGAGTTGGAGGCTCGCAACCCTGACATCGGCGCCCATATCGCCGGGCAGGAACTGGCGCAGGCGCATTCGCCGCGGTTGACCCAGACGCTCGCCGGCGGCCTGATGGCCGGCGTTGGCGTCAAGGCGCTTCCGGCGCTGGCGATGACTGTTCCGTCAATCGCGGCCAAGACTGCATATGGCATGGGTCGTCTTGAACGGCCATTCAAGCTTCCGGGGCAGTGGCTTGAAAGCATGGCTCCTACTTCATTGCGTGAGCCAATGCCGTCTATGCCGGAACTATCTACTCCGGGCGCTGTCGCAGGACAGACGAAGCTTCAGCAGCCAATCGAAGGCAATGTTTCCTTTATGCCTGAAGAAGACCGCACGCAGCGAGCCAGCGGCGGCCGCGTCGGCATGACAGCGCAGAAGCTTCTTGCGCAGCTAATGCGTGCGCATAAGATATCTCAGGAAGAAACAAAGCCGCTTCTTGAACAGCCTGACGAAGCAGTCGCAAAGGCGCTTGCAGTCGCCAACGAAAACATTTGAGGTAATCGATGACCGCCAAGACAGGACTTTCTCAACCCGCGATTGGCGCTGCTGGCGGCGCCGGCGGCTGGGGCACGACGCTAAACAATAACTTTGGCATTTTGGACAATGCTCTTGGCGGCAACGTAAACCTGAATATGGCGGCTGGCGATACGACATTAAGCGCGTCGCAGGCCCAAAATGCGATGGTCGTCGTCACCGGCCTTACAGCGGCTAGGAATCTGGCGATTGGCACAGGCACTGTCGGAACTTGGGTAATCTATAACAACAGTTCCTATACCCTTAATGTTTATGCCGCTCTTTACTCTGGCGCTGTTGCGTCAATTCTTGCCGGTAAGACAGGTCTTGTGTTTAGCCCTGACGGATCGAACGTATATGAAGCGCCGAACAACTATGTTTTGCGCACCGGCGACACGATGACCGGCAGCTTGGCGCTCCCGTCAAATGGTCTGAACGTCGGATCAGGGCAGCTGCAAGTTTCAGGTGGCAGCGTCTTTTCGACTGGATCTTTTCAGGCGAACGCCAACGTCACGGCTCTTTCCGACGAGCGCGTCAAGGAAGATATTGAGACGATTGAGGGCGCGCTTGATAAGGTTCTCGCCATGCGCGGCGTGCGCTACCGCAGAACAGATATTGGCGAGACTCAGGTCGGCGTTATCTCTCAGGAAGTGCAGAAAGTCGTTCCTGAAGCTGTGATTGAAAGCGACGATGGCATGCTGCATGTCGCCTATGGCAATCTTGTCGGCGTCCTGATTAACGCCATCAAGGAACTTGAAGATCGTGTTCGTAAGTTAGAGGGCTAATATGCCGACATATCTTCCGGCCAGCGGTTCTATCAACATCAATGGCGGCGATTCGCGCGCTATCAATAACATCTTTGGGCCCGCCAATGGCGTTCCTGCAACAGGCAATAACCTTTTGGCCTATGTCGGCGTGCGTTGGTATAAGGCAGACGCATCGACGGGGACGTTCTCTGCGCCTGTGACCATGCCCGGCGACTTTTATGGCAAGGGGCCTATCAGCCCTGTGACGGGCGGCAGCTACAGCCTTTCGGCGCCTACTGGCGGCTCTTCTTCGGCTCCTTTCACCGTTCCCCTATATAGCATCATGACAATTACGCTTCGCGCTGGCGGCGGTGGCGGCGGTGGAGGGGACGGAAATAATAAAGCAGGAACCAACGGAACTCCGGGGAACACAAGTTCTTTTGCAGGAGGCTCTTATGGTTCTCCTGCTTTTGGCGGGTCTGGAGGAGCTTATAACGGGGCCCCTAGCGGCCCGGCGGCATCAGGCGCCGGATCTGATGGAAACCCGCCCGGAGGAACTGGCGGCCCTTCTGCGTTCACCGGATATAATGCCGGCCAGCCGGGCGGCGCTGGCGGCAGGTCTGTCTTGACCCTTTACAATCCTGTTCCCGGAAATCCGCCTCCTTATGGCCCTCCGGTTGGGTCGACTGTGACGGTTACGGCTGGCGGCGGCGGCCCCGGCGGCGCTGGCGCTGAAGGTATTTCGCCTTGGCCTTGGTTCCCGGGGTTCATTATTAACTCTCCCGGCGGCGGCGGTTCTGGCGGCAACGGAAGCGTTTTTATTCAATGGTCTTGATTATCCGACCAAGTCTTCTTTGGCCGGATATAGCAAAGCGCATAATGGTCTTTGCAATATGACCCTTGAGACGTTCTTTCCCCGCAATATCTGACGGGCTTATCTTCTTCAGATATTATGAATCGGCAGGTAAATAGGCCAAGACGCATGATCGAAATGCCTTTCTCGCGTTCTGGCAGCTTTGGCTTATACATATCAATCTTTCCCGGATATATAATTATTTTCTAATCGTGTAGCAGCGGATATGCAGTGGATCTACTTGCTCGCAGGTCGCAGGCTTGGCCTTCTTTCCGCTATTATAGAATCCGCCGCCTTCCCATTTGTCCGTGCTGCAGCCAATAAGCAGCAGAGGCGCGGCTATAATCAATATTTTCTTCATACGCTCATCCTCTTCATGATCATGCCAAATACAGCAATCAGGCCGGCGGCAATAGAAAACCATACGATCATTTCGCCGACTTCTTCCTGAGACATCGGTTCTTTTTTCTTCGCCTTCGGCGCATCAATTTCCAAAGCCCGCTCAAGCGCCAGTTTCATGGCGAACCATTCTGCGACGCCATGCTTGAGCGCGTCATCATATTCTTCTTGAGCCGCCGTGACGGCCTTATCAGACAGATATTTCATACGCGCCTCCTACTTAAATGGCGCCCCTGTCACCCAGCCGACGAGACTGTTTCTGACGCCTTTCGTCACTGGCGTTACCCTATGCAGAGTATAACTTGGAAAGGCGACGAGCGTTCCCAAATCGCGCTTTACGTTTCTTGGCTTCTCTTCGCCTGACGTCAGGATCTGCAGGTCGCCGCCTTCGTAGTCTTCCGGCTTCGACATTTGAACGACGATAGAAAGTTTGCGGATTTGGGCGCCAAAAGCCTTATCGATGTGCGAATCATACTTGCCAGTTGGCGCGACATATTGGGTGAACTGAAGATTTTCTGACAGACCAAATAGGTCAAACCTAAAATATCTGTTGTTCAGTTCGTGAATATAATAGGAGAGTTTTTGATAAAACCATTCCATGTGATCTGGAGACAAAAACGCGACGCCGCAGTCGCGAATCGATTTGTCTCCCGTAAAGCCATCCTTATCCGACAATATCGTGCCTAAATTTGGCGTATATTCCTTAGCAAGTTGCGTCACCTGCTCGCATTCTTCAGGCGTAAATGCGCCATCCCAATAGGCAAAATCTTCTACATGGTCGTGATAAAGACCCCACGAAGGATTGCGCTGCTGCGGCCTAATAATGCGTTCAGTCACGGTCGCCTTCCTGATTTTCTATATTTCTATAAACGGTAATTTCTTCCTTTGGATATATGGGCTCCCCTGCGCCCTTCCATTTATACATGCTGGCGTAGCAAGCATGCGGATATCCAAGGTCTGTTTCGAACTCCCAGCCTAGTTCTTCGAACTGCTTTTGCCGGCTGTGTGGCACATAGCAGAATACCTGATCAGCCATTTCCCGCCCCGAAAGATCTGCGCCCCGTCTTGAGGGACAGGGCGCAAATTATATCTTATTTTTCTGTTTTTGGAGATTGCGTCGGCATCTTCGCCTTGATGGGCGAGACGTTCGAAACTTCTTCGTCTTCCATCTCGCCGATCTGCGTCAAAGCCTTTTCAACAGCTGAAATAGCCGCGCTGGGGATCGACTGCTTTGACGAGACAAGCGGGTAAGCTTCTGCTCCGGTCTCCATCGCCTCAATGTGATCCATGCGCTTCAGGACAAGATAGATTGCATTCTGGAGGCGGCTATCAGCATCTGTCCACTGTCCCTTATCGCGGCCATGCGCGACACGCATTTCCCGAACGGCATTGGTGGAGATTGAACGCGCGCGATGGTCTAGCGCGTCGGAAGACATGATAGAATGCTCGTTAATTGTTGCTGCCATGATGTTTGTCATCTTCGATGTTCCTTTCTGATTTCAATTTAGGCGTATCGCCAAATCCAAAATTTCGATTTCCGTTTCTTACGATGCGCTCCTTTCGCATGTCGATATAGACCAATAACGCTATAATTGACGCCACGCTTGCGATTGTGAGGAGAAACACAATCGTCGCGATTTCAATCATCCTACTTCCTCCCTGAACTGCTTCATGAAAGCAGCGTAGTTTATGGCGTCGTCATAGCTATCCGAATAGCAGGGATCCTCTGGGATGCGGCCGATCTTGGTCGCAAAGAGGAAAACGGCTACTTCGTATCTTGTCACCGGGCGAGCCAGAATAACTTCAGCAATACGGGCGATTCGCTCAAAGTTCAACTCCGGCGGCCCATATATTTTGCCGCGGCTATCCAGAAGTTCCTGCGCCTTCTGCAGCGTTTCTTTAGCTGTGTTGCTCATAGGCGTTCCTATTCGTCAGAACCTTCACCTTGCCGATGTATCTATAGTTCAGCGCAACATGGCCGCGGCTATAATAGTCAGCATTAGCGCGAGGATCTTTGTAGAACTCTTCAACAATAATAAACTCATTAGACGACAGCGCCTCCAGAAATGCTTCCAGACTTTTCGAGTCGTGCTCAACAGTCATCTGATGAACAAGATTGTTTGAGTAGCTTGGCATGTTCATCGTGATGAGAAAACGCATGTCTATTCCTTGTAATTAATGAGAAGAGACGACGTTGTCGGTCGACCAAGACAATACCATAGTTAATGATACCGTCGTCTCTTCAGCTTGTCGGGGACAGGCAAGACGCGCTCGCCCATCCCCTATCTCACAGATTAACCAAAGTCGTCGTCACCGCCTGCAGGAGCGGCGACCTTGGTCGATCCAGTCGACGGCGGGGAGGACGTCTCTTCTTGAGAGGAAGCAACCGACGAACCACGCGCCACATAAACAAGATCGTCAGGACGCTTAACCCACGAGACGATCTTGAAGACGGGAACGTAGTTCGTCGACTTCTTCTGCCCTTCCCCAGAAGTCTTGGCGTTGACGCCATCAAGAGCGATCACAGGCAGCTTGCCCGCGTTCTCCTTGACGCCAGCCTCATACTCAACATGCAGCTTCTTCGCCGCATCAAGAAACGCGCCGGCGTTAGAAGCGATCTCGCGGATGTCTCCGCCGCATTCTTTCGCAAGCTTGATTACGAAACGCACGCCGGGCTTGTAATCTCCCTTCGGATCTGGAACCGGCTTGCGGTCATAGAAACGCGACATGCGGAAGTCCGGCGCCATACCGGCGGCAAACTTAATAAAGCCGACCTCGACGTTCTCGAAATCAAAAACGGCCTTAAAGTTATTCGTGATGTCGGTCGGGATGCTTTCGCCGTTCTCGCGATCAACGCGAGAAATGCGGCCCGCACGGGCGTCGTATTTCACGATTGGCAGGAAGTCCCCGCCGCCACCAGCGCCGACATTGTCGAACATGCCATCAAAACCAGCCATTGTTTTAGCCTTTCACAAAATGCAGCGATCTAGCCCGCTGCTTGCTCTTGCCCGCTATTGGGCGAAGCTTGTTAACGCAGGTCGGGATATATCTCCCGGATCTGCTGCGCGACTTCTTCTGGCGTCTCAGACACCATGAAGTAATCGTGATTTCCCATCATATATACTGACGTATATTTCAGATCGCTCTTGCGATAGAACGACGCAATATTCTTGCAGCGTATATGCGCTGGCGCTTGACTGTGATGCAGCGTCAGCGTGATAAAGCCGATATCGTGCATTTCATCTTGTGTCATATTTTCCAAACCTCATAAGCAGCCTGACGCATCGCCGGGTCATTGAAATAGAAGCTTTCGAGATCCGGCACAACAATCGACGCAAGTTCTTGCGGATCTTCGCTGATTGACAGGAAGCGCTGGATCGTCATGGCGATGTTCTCTAGCGCTCTCACATGCTCTTGCACGTTCTCAAGCCGATATGTCGCGCACTTCTTTGGCGTGACATATGTAAGCCGGGCGTCAACATCTCCGCCTTTAGCTGCAACATAAAGCGCGACTTGACGTGCATGAGTAATCTTGATTTGAGATGGAAGCGCATGTGTCGTTTTCAGATCGATTAGAATTTTGTGGTTTGCCCATTCAACGTCATAGAAACCGATGAGCGGGACGAGCAAGCCCTCGACTTTATATTCGATCTTTCCCTGCGTTGAAGTCGGTCGGCCATACGGTTTAAGTTCCGCGAGGCCCACCTTAACCATTTCACCAACAGCCGCACGCTCTTTTTCTCGACGCGGGTCGCTGGACATGGCCGTAAGACGCCAGAACTCTTGGTCGGCGTGCTGAATGCATTCTTCTGTGGTCGCATCTGTCGTTAACCCTAAAACGACGCCTGATTCTGTCGCGGTTCCACGGTGCGCTGCCGGGCCAACTTCGCCTTTACGCTTCAGTATCTTATCGATAACAAAAGCAGCCGGGCTGGCGGCGTAGGTATTTATGGATGACGGGGATAAATGCGCGATCCCGTGGCGCTCAAAACAGTTCGTCAATGTAGCCTCAATGTCGATTCGATGGCCGACCGTAGCCGAGCCGAAAACAGTCGTCAAGCCTCCCGGATATCCACATTGACAAAAAATGCGACTCGCGCTTACGGTCTAATTCTCAGTCGGCCCGCGCCTCCCGGTCGATGGCTCCTTTGCCGTAAGAAGCGGGTCGGCTGAGAATCTCTTGCGAGCATTCTCAGAATGCAAGCAAGCTGAGACTTATTGATATGGAGATAGATATGGCTAAACAACGCAAAAATAAGAGCGGTTTTGTATTCGAGAACAAGATCGACTTCACCAATTGGGATTTCACTTCAATTGAACACCAGCTTGAAGATGCAATTCGAGTTTTTGAAGATTCTATGGAAAAAGCCGTAGAAAAATCGACAGAAGCTTTGCGTAGAAAAATAGACCGCGCAGATATGAGAGCCAGAAAAATTGTCGCAGAAGCTTTGCAAATTTCCTTTGAAAGGGAACTGACTACTTATTTCTGGGATGTCTATGGAGAGCCAGAAATAATTACAATTTATCTGTCTGATCTATGCGAGGACGGATATGAAATTAAGCTTGATCTAAAGGCGGCGATTAAAGAGGCGCTGATAAATCGTTGTGATAAAGATGGCTATGCATATGAAGAGTCAGAGTCCGCAATAGTTAAATTCGCTGACATGCTCAAAGAACTTGAGAATGAAGTTCGCACTGCGATCCGCCCTAAAGAGGAGGCGTGATATGGCGCAGAACACTTCGCACGCTGTCATGGCGCAGCGCAAAGAACCATCAGATAGTTTGGATGACTTCCCAACGCCGCCTTGGGCGACACGCGCTCTTATTGAGCATGTGATCGGCAAGGAATGGTGCAAGGGCAGAGTATGCTGGGAGCCGGCTTCCAATCGTGGATATATGTCTCGCGCATTGCAAGAATATTTCCACTATGTTCTCGAAACTGACATCGTTAATTATGGCCGTGGCGGCGTCTTCGATTTTCTTTCTTCTGAAGGGATGGTTACTAATCCTTCGATCCATTGGATAATCACAAACCCTCCCTTCAATAAAGCGCAGCAGTTTATTGAGAGGGCGCAGAAGATTGCCAATCAAGGCGTCGCTATGCTTGTGCGCACGTCCTTCCTCGAAAGCGTCATGCGCTATCAGACGCTGTTCATGCATAACCCGCCTGACATCGTTGCGCAGTTCTCTGAGCGCGTCCCGATGGTGAAGGGACGCTATGATCCGAAGGCATCTACTGCTACAAGTTATGCTTGGCTCGTTTGGTATTCTGGGCCGAAGCAAGCAAATAATCAGACCGTCCTGATGTGGATCCCTCCATGCAGGAAGCAATTAGAAAGAACTACAGATCATGTCTAACGCCATTTGCTTTATGGGCGTCGATCCCGGCATATCGGGAGCAATTGCTTTCTATTACCCGGAACATCCCGACAACGTCGCGGTCTATGACATGCCGTCGATTGGCAAGGAAGTGAACTGCGCGGAATTGACGGCGCTCATAAGGCAATATCGTCCAGACTATGCAGTCGTCGAATCTGTGCACGCGATGCCGAAGCAAGGTGTAAGCAGCAGTTTTAACTTTGGCATGTCTTATGGCATGGCGCGTGGCGTCATTGCAGCATGCGGCGTTCCGCAGCAGCTGGTGGCGCCAACAAAATGGAAGAAGTTCTTTGCGCTTACGTCCGACAAGGATACGTCTCGCCGGCTGGCGATATTGACTTGGCCGAACAGCGAGCACTTCAATAGAAAGAAAGATGATGGCCGGGCGGAAGCGGCTTTGTTGGCTGTCTATGGGGCAAAGACGCAAGCATAAAAAAGAAAGCCCCGCGCGAACGGGGCTTAGTCAAAGAGAGGAAACGCACAATGAAGAAACCATTGAGCAATTTGACTGATATCACATCCTGTGTATGATAGTCAATGACTCAATGCCGGCTTGCGAGGGATCGTATAGCCTAGAGGGCGGTCAGGAGAAAATCATGAGAAATACTTATGTCTACGAATTTTATGTAATGGATGACGGCTGGGAGATGTTCCCAACCGTTCAAGAGACAATCGTAAAAATTGGTGAAACAGTAAATAATTCTTTAGGACAGGATACTGGCTGTTTCTTGCTGGAAGACTTTATGGAATTTAGACATAGAGCCCTCAAAGCAGCAGATATTGCAGACACCAGCAAAGGGTTTTCAACTCCGATTTATACCATGCCTTTGGTCGACAATTTTAGACCATCCTACGCGCTTGCGTGGAAAGCTGCTAAGGGCGGATGGTGTATTGTTGTATCGGAAGAAAGATTGTTGTGGCTCGAAAATATTGAGAGCTGCAAGCTTAAAATAATCGACAATCTTTAATAAGGTCTATTGATATGCTCTCTGACGCCGAACTTCAGGCGTTGATAGATGATGTCGAAAGCGATTTCCCATCATACTCATCATACGCAAAGCTATATCGCCATTACGGCATGCAAGTCGTTCCCGCTAACTTCCCAAACGAAGTTAAGGAATGGAAGCGTCCACACTATGAATTAAAGTGGAAGCAATACCAAAAGACAATGATGGAAGACCAAGAGTTCGATGCACTCTATGGTCTTGGCGCAAAGTATGCTGGGCGCCAGAATATGGGTCTTATTACGGGCGTAAGCCCTCGACGGATTGTCGTCGTCGATCTTGATGCGCATAAAAATCCAAAGGCTGAAATATGGTGGCAAGGCATACACGCCGACCACAACATGGGCATCATGTCGCACACTGTCGCGCAAAGAACAGGCGGCGGCGGAGAGCAACATTTCTTTATTGCGCCGGACGGTTTTATTTGTCCGACAAATAGAAACTCTTCGTGGGGCGTCGATAGCCGCGGCGATGGCGGGTTCGCCATGCTGGCTCCTTCAAAGCATGAAAGCGGTAAGCTTTATGAATGGATGGAAGGTCAGGCGCCGTGGGAATGTGATTTTGAAGTCATGCCCGAATGGATGTGCCGGGAAATAGAATCCATTCTTGGTGTCGGAATTTCTCATAGAGACTCCGGGTCTCGCACAAGAACAGATACGCCCGCACACAGATCCGATGAATGGGGAAAGATCGTAGACGGCCGCGAAGACCTTATGACAAAGATGGTCTTCAGATCTGTGCTTGGTCTTTATCGCGATTGCCCGATCATGCCGTCAGACCGCGAGCAGGCTGATGCAATGGAGAATTGCTTCCAGTCATATGTGATGGCAGTCGATACGCGAATTGAAGGATCGACAAAATCCAAAGAGGATCTGCTTGAGCAAGAAGGCAGAGGTCGGTCGCTATTTATCAAGAAATGGCGCGCAACCATCCTTCAATGGGATGAAAAGATCAGCAAGGAAGCTGCGCGCCCTTTTGTAAAAGAGACACCTGAGAAGATAGATCCATTTTCTGAGCCGCCGCCAAGTGCCGGTTCGAAGGAAGAGAAGAAAGAAGAAGAACCTTCCACTAAAGAAGAAGAAAAGCCCGAAACAGACGACGACGAGTTTGCCCCGAAGAAGAAGAAACTTCTAAAGCTATACACAATTGACGAGATCGAATCGTTTGGGCCGGTCAAGGCTCTGATCGAAGACACCGTCGCCGAAGGAAGCTTAGGGTTTATTTATGGGCCTCCCGGATGTGGCAAGACGTTCGTCGCCCTATCGATGGGCCTGAGTATCGCCTATGGCCGGGAGCATTGGCTATGGGACAAGAGAATCAATAGAGGCGGCCCCGTAATCTATATCAGCCTTGAAGGTAAGTCCGACCTTGGCAACCGCATCAAGGCTTGGAAGATCCATAATGGCATCTCCCATAATGATCAGAACTTCAGGGCTATATTCGATCAGGTGAACTTCACCCGACAGGAAAGCATTAAGATATTTGTCGACTCTTTGGATGAATATATGTCGGCATACTCCCCGCCGTCCATGATCTTCATAGATACGGTTTCGAGGTCTATCGCCGGCGGCGGGGAAAACGACGCAGAGGAGATATCGCTGTTCATTGAGACCTGCGGAAACCTCCAGAGGCGCTATTCCACAAACCTCACCGGGATCCATCATACAGGCCGCTTTGGAACGAATATGCGCGGCTCCAGCGCCTTCGACGGCGGCGCCGACTTTATGTATCGGGTTGAGCGGGACAAGAAGGCTGGCCTGTCAGGATTGATCCATGCGGAGAAGATCAAGGCATACCCGGATATGTGGGAGATGCCCTTCAGGCTCGAAAAGATCACTCTGGATGACTTTGGCGCCCAATCCAGCCTTGTCGCCACGTCTGAGCCTGAACAGGCCCCAGCTGGCGGTTCTGGGGCTTCTGAAGGCGGGTTCGGAGGTCATCAGGAGACCGGCTTTACGACCATCGGCAGGAAGCTCCCTGATGCCGTTTGGAAGGCGATATTCGATGAGGTCGACCAAGCCAAACAGGAAGGTATTCCTTGGAGCGAGTTCAAGCAGTCAGGAAGCAGATACGCCGGAACGAGGATTATGGAGATTATTTATTCTCACGGGATCGACACAATGAACGAATCGGACGCTGATGCGATTGTTCGAAAGCTGACCGGAAAACTTTACCTCGTCACCGTCGAATACATGCACAACAAGATGCTCAAGAAGGGTCTGGAAGTGAGAAACAGACCGTCTTTTAACGTGTGATTTTGGAGAGCCGAAATGAACGTATACGCGGGGGTTAAGTCATTGTTTTTATTTGTGCGCGGGGGTCTGCGGGGGTCTGTGTTTTTATTTGCGGGGGTTAAGTCATTGATTCTACAGGGTCGCGGGGGTCTGAGGTTTCCCCCCGCCCCCTACGGGGGCTCCCCCCTTCCTGCTCGCTTCGCCCTGCGCTTGCGCTCCGGGCTCGCTGCGCGGCGCTTGACAGACGCCGCCGGCGTGCGTTAGCCTCGACGGCGTTGATATTGAGATTAGGTTATGACTGGTAATCGCAAGGATGGCGTTATCGCCAAAACTCGTCAGTGGGTGCTAATCGAACGACCGGGCGAAGGCGAGAACGGCTGGATGAACATTTGGCTGTCGGCGCGTAGTTCGGATGTTCTTAGGAAAGACTTCCTGATCAGTTTTAATGTTCGAACGGGCAGGTTCAGCGACTGCCCGGCGTGGAAGAAGCTGAACACCGGATACCCCGATATGGCGGATTGGGCCATAGAGGCCGTTCGGAAGAGATATCGATTGAGAGGAGATTGAGATGATCAAGGCAAAAGGGCCGTTCCCTTCGAATAAGCATCCCAGCAAGCGCACCGGCGATTCGATTGGATCGGCCAGTCTGGACGCCCCGCCGCCAAAGCTGCGGTCGCTACACAGCATCCGTTACGATGCGCGGCTCAAGGATGAATTATACGGCGACGCAGCCAAGGCGGCGAAGGCCAAGGTGTCGCTCCCGAAGTTCTCATGGGACAAGGGAGGCGAGTAATGGCGAAGAGACCGTCAAGACCGCCGCCGCCGTCCGATAGATCAATACCTGTCGCAAGGGAGCCGGCGGCGCCGTGGCTTATTTCAAATGGGACTTACCTATCTGGTAGAGCCGCAATAGATGGCGCAGATGCGTTGGAAGTAGAATTAGAACTGAAATGGGGACGCGGAAGATTGCCGCTTCTGGTGTCTCAGGAACTTCGAGAAAAGTTTTATAGGCAAAAATATTTATTCAGTCATGCCCGGTGGAAGGGACAGCTAATTGATGTCCAGCGAGAATCGGAGCGCATGATTAAGGCATGGAAGGCGCTTGATAAGGCGGCGACAGAAGCCGGGTGCGTTCCTATAGACCCTGCCGTGTTTGAGGTGACGCTTGAAGACGGCACGGTCGCGGCAATTGTGAGGGAACCGGATCTTGTAAACAAAGTCATGGCTGATGGTCGGCGCGTAAACGTATATTCTCTTGAAGAGATAGGGCGCCTGATATTTTCATTTAAGGAAGTATTGGCGGTCAAGGAAGCGTTCCCCGGAGCAGAGGTCGTCCCTACAAAGATGAAAGTTGTAAATGCTCTTCATCAGCCATTAGACGGCGAAGGAGAGGGTATTCTTGACCCCGGCACGCCATTGGATGCTGTTGACGGATTCAACATAAAGGTCGGAGATGACATCTCATTTTAGGGGTGGTATAAGACAAAGGCCAGCCGCTGTTGACGCAGCGCTGGCCTTTTAACCTCTAACCCAATCGTGGTGGGCTATGGCTAAAAAACATTTACCTGACATTGAGACTTTGCGTCAACTGCTTCGGTATGATCCCGAAGCAGGAAAATTGTATTGGTTGGATAGACAAAACAATAAATCATTCAATACTCGTTTTTCTGGTAAAGAAGCTGGAACAGCGAAAGATAGATATGGATATCTTCAAATAGAAATTATTAATATAAACACAAGATCACACATAATTGCTTGGGCATTGCATTACGGATTATATCCATCTGATGAATTAGATCATATAAATGGAGACAGAGCGGATAATAGAATAGTTAATTTAAGGGAAGCGACTAGATCGCAAAATAATATGAACACGGCATTGGCTAAAAATAATACTAGCGGGGCCAAGGGAGTGCACTTTTTCAAGGTAACTAATAAATGGAGTAGTTTTATAAAAATAAATAGAAAATCTATTCATCTTGGATATTTTCTAACATTTGAAGAAGCTGTTGACGCTCGTAAAAAAGCAGAGATAAGATATCACGGTGAATACGCGAGGAAATCGCAATGACGCAATCCCGTTCTGATCTTCAATCATTGGTCAATAGCACAATCGAAATTGATGTTGCGATCAACCGCGCAAAGCGTCTTCTCGTCGACGCCGAATGGCAGGAAGATGAAGAGACGATCAAGTCATTGCGTAATGAGATCGACCGCCTTGAAAGACAAAAGGCGCTTGGTCAAACGCATGACGTTCTTTGGTGAATGCGAATTGTAGGCGCCCGCTCCTGCAATCTATGTATTAGCGGGTAGATATAAAATACGACGGAGAACGGAATCGAGAACACACAAGCTGACATCGTGTAACAAAAGGCCAGAGGACGCCATGCCTCTGGCCGTTTGTTTTATATTGTTTCGACAATTGCGAACGCCTTAACAATTAAGGCGTCTTTTTTGCATTCTTCTTCATCGCGTCCATTTTCCATCCATATGTTAATTCTGGCGCGGGCGTATTCTGTAGCGTCTTTTTTTGTCCGAAAAATTGCAGGAGAATGGAGGAACAATATTCTTCCCGGATAGGTTATTGAATCTGCTCCAATGAATTGTCCATTCCGATTTACAACAGTCCATCCTGTCTTTTCTGATGTTGCCATATTCACTCTCCTTGTCTGGCTTCTTGTATTACTTCCATCTCGACTGCTTGAACCAGCCAATCAATTGACAGCTGTTTATTATCAAGGGCAGCAAGAATAAGAACAACAGAGCGAGGTATGCCATTAACGCCTCGTAGCCAAGAGTTAACCTGACGCGGCGTGACGCCTGCAATGGTCGCGACATCTGTGTTCGTTATCCCTAGTTTATCAAGAACGATGCGAAGCTGATTTGGCGTCACGGTATTCGACTCCTTTAGAGACAAGAGAATTGATCACATGCTGCTCGCTCCAAAGCGTGCTGGCGTTCATGAAGTCGCGCCCTGTGAAGACGCAGAACAGGCGCCATAGAACAGGGTTCACTTCGTAGCACGGCTCGTTAGAAGCAAGGATGTAGGGATGGCCTTCGACATTGTGGTCATAGATATCAAGCGACATAGTTCACCTCATAAACATCAAGACAGCGAAGAACACGGTCAATCCAAAGATCACGATGGATCCAAGGAACGACACGAGCGACACAAGAAAACGCATGAACGTCATTACGCCTCCAAAAAGAAAAGGGCCGCTTGCGCGGCCCCTCTTGTTATTAGGCCGCGACACGAACCGCAGCCTTTACGCGGATGGTGGCGACCGGCGTCTCTTTGGTCACGAGCGCCAGATCTTCCTTGGACAGCAGTTCGCGAACAAGCGTCGTGTCGATGCTGGCGCGAACCGTGGTGTTCACCGAAACCAGAAAGCGGTCGCCGTTGATCTGGTCAACGCCAGCCGCCAGAATCTGCTCACGCAGGTCGTCAACGCGCTTCTTAGCGGCGTCGGCTTCCGCCTTGGCGTAAGCATAGAGATCGGCGAGGGAAGCGAGGTCGGTCATATCAGTCTCCATCGGTTATCAATTTCAATAAAAATAAGGTATCGGAACTTTCTTCCTCAGTCAAGCGCTTTGGAAGAAAATTCCGAAAATATTTTCAGCGGTCGTTTTGTGGTTACTTTTTGGTTGAGGTCTTGCGGATCTTCTTGGCGACAGCCTCAATGACCGTCGACGCCGTCGTCTTCGTCTCCTTGGCGGCAGCTGGCGCCTTGGGCTTCGCGGCATAGTCCAGAACCATAAAACTGACGATGACGCCATCGTCCCGCGTCTCTGCCTGCTTGGCTTCCAGTTCGGCCTGCGTCAGGTCATGCTCAATGAGGCGAATCACATCGCCGTCGCTCATATGGGTTTCAATCACTCGCATCGCTTCCTCCTAAAAAGAGACCCGCCGAAGCGGGTCTGGGAAGTTTACCATCGATGCTGGTATTTATCCATGATGCGGTCGACGTCGAACATGAAGTCCTTATACTCGACGTCTGTCATGCGCTGCTGCAGAAACTTCAAAGCCTCGTCCAGCATCTTCGTCGCCTGTTGGTTGTCGGGATGCGTCCCGGCCAAGATCAGGGCCGTATGCTGTATGGCGCTCGTCGTGTAAGCTTCCAGTTCAAACGCGAAGTCTTTCATGCGCGACATATCAATCTCCATATAGTCTCATCAGTGCCGGCATAACCGACAGACGGGCCGAAGCCCGTTTCGACTTCAAGGCAAATAGACGTTCTGCCCCTTGATCGTGCAGCCGGGGAAGTATGCCTTCACCTCCTGCAAGTGGAAGCTGTATGCGCCTAAGTTCTCACCGTCGAACGCATAGATGTTCCAGATCTTGGTCTTCGAATTTTTGCGAACCTTGATCATATCAATCTCCATTACTTATCTTTGCGAAGGACGAAGGTGTATTTGCCGTCAGACCACTGCTTCTGGCTGGCGACGACATATCCGCGAGCGCGGTATTCTGCGACGATCTTGTTGCAGTAGCCGACCGTGCCAGAAACAATCTTTTCGAAGTAGGGCTGCTCGTTCATTTCAATATCCATCGACATCAGTTACAGTAAAATTGTTGTATCGGAAGTTTCTTCCTAAGTCAAGCGGATATTTCATAGGGAAGGGGATTGACAGTGAACGACGAGTTAAGAGACATTGTCGCCGCTGCGGTATGCAGATTCAATGTTGAGATTGATAGAAATGAAATGGCAGCTTCAATCTCCGACAGGAAGTGCGACGCAACTTGCGACTATTGCCGCTTGCAAGCGGAATATATCGTCACACAGATAGAGGAGCAGAAAAATGGCAAAAAACAATCACTTGGAGACTATTGTCCAGCGCATAGAGAAGCTTGAAGAAGAGAAAGCCGCCCTCGCTGAAGACATCAAGAGCGTATATTCTGAAGCAAAATCAGATGGTTATGATACAAAGATCTTGAAGCAGATCATCGCCATGCGTAAAAAGGACGCCGCCAAGGTCGCCGAAGAGAAGGCGCTCCTTGCGACCTACATGGAAGCGCTGGGCATGCTCGCCGACCTGCCGCTGGGGCAAGCAGCCCTGAAAGCGTCAGGGGCTACTGCCGACGAAGAGTTCTAATACCTACATATAGTGGTCGGGATGTGATACCATGTCCCGACCATAGGAGATTGAGATGTTTATTTATGTCCTGAAGGATCCAGATACAGGTGACGTCAGATATGTCGGGAAAACAAATAACCCTGCAAAGCGTATGTCTGGTCACATGGCTGCTCAAAGCGATAGAAATTTGCCGTCAGTTCGATGGGTAAGATCCTTAAAAACGAATAACAAAAAGCCTGTTATGGAAATAATAGAAGAAACCGACGATTGGGAAATTTGCGAAAGAAAATGGATAAAATTTTATAGGAGTAAATACGATAATTTATTAAATCTTGATGATGGTGGAATTGTAGAAATCCATGCATATCGCGAAAATCGGAATAAAAGCGCTTCTAAAAAATACATGACTGTAATGATCAAGCTTTCTAACTTGCCTGCAATGTCAGAAGAATCGAAGCTTGCTTGGAAGCGAATTAAGGATCTGATTCGGTCTTTGAGGATTAGCATCTTAAATGAAATGGGCGCAGCAGCTGTTGAATATTTCGATGATTGTATATATTCAGAGTTTATAGAGAGGCACCCTAAAAGCTTCAGGATATTGGCATGACAAAACCAACAGGAAAGCCGGTCGGAAGGCCGTCTAAATACACAGAAGAACTGGCAGACCTTATCTGCGAGAGGATGATCAACGGTGAGCACATCGTTCAGATCTGCCAAGACGAAGAAATGCCAAGCCGGCCGACTGTTTATAAATGGATGGCGGAAAAGCCAGAATTTCATACACGCATCGCGCGTGCGCGCGAGGGGCTGGCGGATCACGTTGCGTGGCAGATCCTAGACATGGCGAGCAAGTCAACCAGCGAGACGGCGAACGCGGATCGGGTGAAGCTGGCGGCATGGCAGTGGCATGCTGCCCGTTTGTCGCCTAAAAAATACAGCGAGAAGGTTATCACCGAATTGAGCGGGCCTGATGGCGCCCCGGTTCAGGTCGAGACGAAGACGATTGATTCGCGCGCCCTGACGCCTGAGCAACGCGAAGCGCTGCGTGGCGTTTTGATGGCCGTCAAAGAAAGCGCGTGATGATAGAAATCCATGATCCAGACAACGAGATCCCGCAGGAGCAGAAAGACCGTGTAGCCGAAATGGCTGAAGAGACGCTCGACGTCTTTTACGATACGGCAGAAACGCCAGTCGAAATGCTGCAGGCGCTCGCCGCCGTTACGTCGTGCGTTCTGTCGGAAAACATGGTGTCGAAAGAAAGCGCGATTACATCTCTTCAGATCTTGGTCAACGCAATCATTTTTACATTGAACGACGCAGAGCAAGATGGTAACGTCAATTGGAATCAGAAGATAAAACATTGAGATTGATATGGACAAGGATGAAGCGCTGCGCCGGAGACGGGCACGTGAAAAGCGCTGGAGAGAAAACAATCCAGATAAGCTGAAGAAGCAGCGCGAGAACTGGAACAAGGCTCGCCGCGATAAATACGCTGTCATGGCGCAAGATCCAGCCTACATCGAAGCGAAAGCACAGCGCGAGCAAGAGCGCCGGCGCAAGCTTAAAGAGAATTGGGCAGAGCGCAGGAAAACGCTCGTGCGCAAGAAGCCAAAGACGCCAAAGCAATATATGTCGCCTGAGCAATATGCGGCGTATCTCGAAAAATGCCGGAAGAAGGCTAAACTCAAGCGCGACATCAAGCGCGCATCGATTACGGAAGAAGAGCGTCAACGCCATTGGGTGCGCTGGCGCGAGAAGATCGTCAAAGCCAATCGCGAACGTGCGCGTCTTGAGCGCCTGAAGCGCGAGCAGGAAGCGCCGCGGGAGAAGAAGCCGCCGGTAGTGCGCGTTAAGCAAGAAAAGCCAAAGGTAGTTCAGCCTGTCAGAAAACCGGGTAGACTGCTGTCGCTTATGGGATGGAGGGGATGGTGAAGCTATTTGCTACGCTTATGGCCGGCATATTTATCGGCGCGTCTATCGCTGTGCTCACGGCGCCAATCGTGCCGGCGAAGACAGACTGCAGCGTCTACCGCGTCGATTCGCGAGCCGTCACGTCATATGTTCTCAAGCCGCCGCCTGCGGAGGTTATTTATAAAGCTTGCCCACAGACGACTGAGAAGGTTTGTGTATCACCAAAGCCCGAAAATGTTACTCAAGGTGATTTGACTAACACGAGTGATACTCAAGTTAACGAAAAGCCAAAAAACGAACATGAGCCGCGCCGCCATCGGCGTCATAGAGTGCGGAGATATTGGCGATGACTGACGAATACGAATATACGCGAGACCTTGATCTTCTAGGCGACTGGCTCGACGCCAAGGGCTACACGGAAGAAGCGGGCCTATGCACGAAGGCGATGGATGAAATCAATCGGCTGCGGGAGGCGTTGAAGTTTTATGCTGACGATGACAACTGGCAGTTAAATGGACCTCTTGATGC